GCAGGAACGTCTACTTCCAGCCTCCCGAAAACGTCGTGATGCAGTACCCCTGCATCGTGTACGGCCGTGATGGCGCCTTCCGCATATTTGCCGACAACACTGGTTACCGCCGCGTCGAACGTTGGCAGGTAACCGTCATCGATCGAGATCCGGACAACCCGGCGATCGAAAAGCTAGGTCTGATGCCCGGAAGCTCCGACGTTGTTCGGAGTTTCGTGGTGGATGGCCTTCACCATGACGTATTCGAGCTCTATCACTGAAAGGAACCCAGATGACTCGACTCACTTGGGATGGCACCGGAAACCGGGAGTACGAGACCGGCGTCGACCACGGCGTTCTCTACATCCCGTCCGGTGGCACCTACAGCACCGGCGTGGCGTGGAACGGTCTCTCGACCGTCACGGAGACGCCCTCCGGCGCGGAGGCCAACCCGGTCTACGCGGACAACATCAAGTACCTCAACCTCCTCTCCGTCGAGGAGTTCGGCGGTACCATCGAGGCCTACACCTACCCGGACGAGTTCACTCAGTTCGACGGTGGCGTGGTCCTCAACGGCGGTGTGCGCATCGGCCAGCAGAACCGTCCCCCGTTCGGTCTGTGCTACCGGACCCGCGTCGGCAACGACGTCGAGGGTGACGACTTCGGCTACAAGCTGCACCTCGTCTACGGTGCTCAGGCGTCTCCCTCGGAGCGCGCCTACGCGTCGGTCAACGACTCCCCCGAGGCCATCGCGTTCTCGTGGGAGTTCAGCACCACGCCGGTCGCGGTCACCGGGCACAAGCCCACCTCGCTGGTCACCATCGACAGCACCAAGGTGGACCCGGACGACCTGGCCGCGCTGGAGCTGATCCTCTACGGTTCGACGGGCGTGAACCCGCGCCTGCCGCTTCCCGACGAGGTCGTCGCGCTGTTCTCGGGCACCGCCACGGCGGTCACCCCGACGACTCCGACCTTCGCCAACAACACCATCACCATCCCGAACGACGCCGACACGGTGTACTACGTCGACGGCGAGCCCGTCACGGGTACCGTCGCGGTCGACCCCGGCGAGACGGTGTTCGTCACCGCTCAGCCGGCCCCCGGTGGCTACTTCTCCGAGGGTGTCGACAACGACTGGTCGTTCACCGGCGTCTGATCGATCTGAAGAAAGGAGGACCAGAGAGTGCTCAGCCTAGAGGTTCAAGGGACCAAGCTCGAGTTCGAGCACTCTCTGGTCTCTCTGTCAAAATGGGAGTCAATCCACGAGAAGCCGTTCTTCTCTTGGAAGAAGGACGACACAAAGACACAAGAAGAGATGATCAGCTACTTCGAGGAGATGCTAATCTCCCCGGCTGGTCGCAAAGACCTTGTCTCTTTGCTCGCTCCCGAGCAGCAAGTGGCGCTTGTTGAGTACATCAACTCAGAGCGCACCGCAACCACCGTTCGTGAAGTTCAGCAAAAGCCCGGTCCCAAAGAGAACGTGACCTCGGAGCTCATCTACTACTGGATGATCAGCTTCGAGATCGATTGGGAAGCCCAGCACTGGCATCTCAACCGACTCATGACTCTAATCCGCATCTGCAGCGTCAAGAACAGCAAGCCGCAGAAGCAGCCGGCCAGCAGCACCGCTGCCAAGTACCGAGAGTTGAACGAGGCGCGCAAGAAGAAGCTTGGCACCTCCGGCTGAAAGGAGAGTTCATGACACGAATCAAGTGGCACATGGAAGAGGACATGCAGGTCCAGGCAGGCTTGGATCGTGGTGTGCTCTACCCAGCCAACGGCAAGGCAGTTCCGTGGAACGGGCTCGTCAGCGTCAACGAGAGCGGGTCTCAGCAGACCTCCACTTACTACGTCGACGGTCGCCGGTTCCTCACCACCGTAACTCCGAGGGAGTACTCGGCCACCATCTCGGCCGTAACCTTCCCCGATGAGTTCGCGGAGATCTGCGGCATCACCGAGGCAGCCGACGGTCTGTTCCTCGACTCGCAGGTTCCCGATCAGTTCGGTCTCTGCTACCGGACTCTGTACGGAGACGGCAAGCACTACAAGCTCCACCTTCTCTATGGAGTCACCGCAGCCATGTCCGACGTCCAGTACGAGACGCTCGACTCGAGCGGCACCGACCCGACTCCCTTCGAGTTCGAGATCTCTGCCATCCCGCAGCCCATCGAGGGTTATCGACCGACGGCTCACGTGATCATCGACTCGAGGAACCTGAGCCTTACCACGCTTCAGAACATCGAGAACATGGTCTACGGGACCTACGGCGTGGAGGCATATTTGCCGACCATCCAGACCCTCTTCGACATGATGAACTACGGCGACATCGTGGTCATCCGAGACAACGGGGACGGGACCTGGGAAGCCGAGGGCTCGTACAAGTACATCAACGTAGACGAGGACGGCGTGTTCTCTATCGACAACGTCACGGTTGACGACCACGGCGACGGCACCTACGACGTCGCGTCCACGAACGAGACGATCGTTTAGAAGGGAGCAGCATGATCAGAGTTACGGCATCTGGCTCAACGGCCAAGATGGACAAATTCCTGGCCAACGCGGCCAAGACCAACACCATCGAAAGCCGTATTCGTGGAGTCTGCGAAGCCGGTGTTCGTGCTCTGGCTGCTGCTACCCCCGCCGACTCTGGCGCAACCGCTGCCGCCTGGTCTTTCGAGATCGTGAACAAGGGCGGCACGATCGAGATCTACTGGACCAACTCGCATCAGAACGACGGTGCGTACATCGCTGTGCTTATCCAGTACGGCCATGGAACTGGAACCGGGGGCTACGTCCCAGGACGTGACTTCATCAACCCGGCCATCCGCCCGATATTTGACCAGATCGCAGACAACGCATGGAAGGCGGTGACTTCGGCATGAGCAGTGTTGACGAGCGAATCGTCCAGATGAAGATTGACAACAAGCAGTTCCTGCCCGGCGTGAAGGCATCGCAGACCGCTCTCGGCAATCTGAACAAGGCCGTCGACAGCGCCGGCAAGGGCAAGGGCATGACCGGCCTGGGCAACGCGGTTGACGGAGTCAAGCACAAGTTCAGCCTTCTGAATGCCGCTGCTGTTACTGCGGTCGCGACGATCACCAACAAGCTGGTCAACGCGGGTCTGCACATGGTCAAGAGCTTGGCTATTGACCCAATCCTGCAGGGCTACCGTGAGTACACCACGAACCTGAAGGCCGTCCAGACCATCATCGCCAACACCGGCGCTAAGGTCGGAACGGTCAACAAGTACCTGAGCGAGCTCAACCGATATTCCGACCAGACCATCTACAACTTCAGCGAGATGGCCAAGAACATCGGTACGTTCACCGCGGCGGGTGTCGGCTTGAAGGACGCGACCTCCTCGATCAAGGGCATTGCGAACGTTGCGGCCTTGTCTGGGTCGTCCGCGCAGCAGGCCTCCGGGGCGATGTACCAGCTTTCGCAGGCGATCGCTGCCGGCAAGGTTGGTGCTCAGGACTGGAACTCGGTCGTGAACGCAGGTATGGCGGGTAAGCAGCTTCAATCTGCACTTGCCAGGACCGCGATCGCTATGGGCGAGCTCAACGCGAACCAGGTAAAGGGCTGGAAGTCCGGCAAGGCGCTGAAGGTCAACATGGCGAGCTTCAAGACCTCGATCATGTCCCTTCCGGGTCAGCAGTCCTGGCTCACGTCAGGTGTTCTGGTCAAGGGTCTGGCGGCTCTGGACGGTCGTTTCTCGAAGGCTGCTCTTAGCCAGGAGAAGCTTGCGAACGGAACTCTGAAGTACAAGAACGCTCAGGAAGTCGAGATGGCGGTTCGAAAGAACCGACTCGCGATGGAGAAGCAGGGTGTCAAGTACTCGGACGCGCAGTTCAAGGACATGATGAAGATGTCCGACGCTGCGTTCAAGTCGGCACAGACGATCAAGGACGCAGGTCAGCTCTTGGATGTCGTCCGGGAGTCGATCGGCTCTGGCTGGGCCGCGATCTTCCAGAACCTGTTTGGAAACGCCAAGGAGGCTTCGAAGCTGTGGACCGCGGTGGGCACCAGCATCACCAACGTCATCTCTTCGGTGTTCTACCACATCAACTCCGCTCTCGCGGGTTGGAAGAAGCTTGGTGGCTACCAGGCTTTGTGGAAGGGCTTTGGAAACATCTTCCAGGCTCTGGGGAACATCATCCATCCCTTCGTGGAAGCTCTGGGAAACATATTCCCCTCCGCGGGGAAGGCTGGCTCGGGCCTGGCGGCTATCTCGAAGGGATTCGAGAAGGTCACCGGATGGTTCGAGAAGTTCACCGAGGGAGCAGCAGGACTCGGAGCACCGCTCAACATCGTGGCGCAGCTCTTCGGAGTCGTGCTTCACATTGCTATGGGCGTGATCAAGTACTTTGCCGCGCTCCTGCCTTTGGCTACTCCAATCATCAAGGGCATTGGCGACCTTGCGCTGGAAGTTTCCAACGTGGTTACCGCCTTCCTGAAGTGGGCCGATGTCGGAAGCAAGATCGATGGGCTGTTCCAGCACATCATCGACGGACGGCAGAAGGCTCTGGGTCCGCTCACAGAGACCATCGGTGCGATCATCGCTGCCTTCGGACAGCTCGTTCACGGGGATTTCTCGGGCTTCAAGGCCCAGTTCCAGGACGCTCTGTCGTTCCTGGCTCCTTACGGAACGATGATCTCGGACCTCATGACGAGGATCAAGGGCGGGTTCGATGGCCTCGCTTCAAGCGGAGGCATCGTTGGCAAGATCGCGACGACTCTGGCCAACGCTGCGGACAAGGTCAGGACTTTCGCGACCAGCGTCGGGGACATGTTCTCGTCCTTCAAGAACGGAAGCGCCAGCGCTGCCGAAGCTAGCACCACCAAGCTGGCCGATGCCACAGGCAAGCTCAGCGACGGTGGAACCAAGATGGTGTCGATCCTGAAGACCATGGGAAGCATCATCGGCACGGTAGCTTCGGCTATCGGAAAGGGCATCCAGTTCGTCTGGGATCGGATCTCCAACGCCGTCAGCGGCATGGACAAGATCGATCTCATGGCTGCGATCAGCTACATCTTCAGCGGCTACATTCTGCTGAGGGTGAACAGCTTCGTGAAGAGCCTTCAGGGCTTCCTCAACGGATTCAACTTCGAGTCTGTCACGGGGTCATTCGACGAGCTGACCAACACTCTGAAAGTCATGCAGCAGGGCATCAAGGCGAAGGTCATCCTGGAGATCGCCGTTTCGGTCGGAATCCTGGCCGCGGCAATGTGGGTGCTCTCGAAGATCCCGGCCAAGCAGCTGGGTACCGGCCTTGCCGTAATCAGCGCCATGATTCTCGAGCTTGTCGGCTCGATGGCTCTCTTGGCGAAGGTTGGCGGAAAGATCAGCCTGCCAATTGTGGCGTCGTCCCTAATTCTGATGGCAACGTCTCTCGTCATTCTGGCGGGGGCCGTCGCTGCCTTTGGCAACATGGATTGGGACACCCTGAAGAAGGGCTTCATTGCGGTCGGCATCGGACTTGCTCTGATGGTTGCCGCAGCTGCCGGTCTTGCGGCAGTGGGCCCAGCCGTGATCTTGGCTGCTGCAGCCATGGTGATCATGTCAGCGGCGTTGACCGCTCTTGTGGGAGTGATCCTGCTCTACAACAAGATCAACTGGGGAACGCTTCTCGACGGAATCGCCAAAATGGGAGTCGTAATGCTGGCCATGGCTGTCGGCATGGCGGCTCTTGCTGCGGTAGGCCCGATGATCCTGGTGGCTTCGGCCGCTATGGGAGTCCTTTCGGTGACCTTGACGATGATGCTGGCGACAATCCTGGCGTTCAGTCAAGTCTCGTGGGGAACTCTGGGCAAGGGCGTCGCAATGATCGCGGTTGCTCTGGTGGCCATCGGTTTGGCGGCAGTGGTTGCGGCTCCGGGCGTCGTGCTTTTGGGCGCAGGAATGCTGGCTCTTGGCGCAGGTCTTCTTCTGGCGGGTACGGGCATGGCCCTGTTCGCTGGTGGACTTGCCGTCATGGTCGGCGTTGGAACCGCCGCATTCAGTGTGGTCACCGCGGCTATCCAGGTGTTCTTGGCTCTGTTGCCTACGATCGCTGTGCAGTTTGCAGCGGCAGTAGTTACCTGGCTGCAGACCATGGCCGCGGCCGCTCCGAAGATCGGCAACGCAATGGTGAAGATCATCACCGTCATGCTCCAGACGACCAACAGGCTGATGCCGAAGATCTTCCAGACCTTCAACATCTTCCTGGACAACCTGCTGAAGAGCATTCAGAAGAATGCTCCGAAGTTCGGTAAGACCTTCCAGGTCCTGCTGAACACGGGATTGACTGTTCTTCGGAACAGCATCCCCAGGATGGTCAGCACGGGTATGGCGATCCTCGAGGGCTTGCTCCGAGGGATCAGCAACCGCATGCCGAAGATCATCTCGCTGGCTGGCGACATTCTCGTCAACTTCATTAACGGGCTCTCTAAGAACCTCGAGAGAGTCACCACCGCAGGCACCAACCTCATCATCAAGTTCATCAATGGGCTCAGTAAGAACTCCACCAAGATTGCGAACGCAGCAGGTAAGGCGATCGTTGACTTCTTGAATGGACTGAACTCGGCGGTCAACAGGTATGCTCCGCAGATCAACGCCGCAGCCTCCAGGCTGGGTGTCTCGGTCGCGCAGGGAATCATCTCCGGCATGAGCGGGATGGTGGGGAATGTC